GACGGCGGCTTCGTGTTCGGTCGGCCGCAAGCCGGTTTTCAGAGCGCTGTCCAAGACAGCACGCCCGCGTTGCTCACCGTCAGCTTGCCGACCGTCCCGTCTGGCTTGCTCAGCAACAGGAACGGCAAAGCCACGCCCCGCTTCAGGTTCTGCTGGTCGGCGCGCTCCAGCGTCCCGCGCATCTGCGCCTGGTCGCGGGCGTCATAGTCCTGGGGCGGGGCGGCCAGTTTCACTGCATGTCTCCACGCACCACATCCAGGCGCATATTGCCGATCCGCCAGTCGGTCAGCGCCGGCCCGATAAACCGGGTGCGGATTTCGCGGGCCTGGAACAGCAGATCGGCGGGGCTGGTCAGGGACACCGGCCCATAGGCGGTCTCCGGTCCATTGGGATAGAGCCGGCCGTACAAGGTGGCGCTCACTTGGCCATCGATCAGCTGGTCTGGAATGATCCGCTGCACCTCGCCGAGGAAGTCCCCCTGAGCGATCTCGAACGGACCGGTCTCGATGTAGGGAAGGTCAACGGCGCCTGGAAAACCCAGGCCGGTCTCGTGCTCATAGAGATAGCCCGCCGCATCCACCATCAACGGATTGGGGAACACGCCGCGGCCGCTGCCCGCCGTGCGGGTCAGACTACCGATGCTCCAGATGTTGCGGCCCAGCCTGATGCTCTCGCGGTAGGCCCAGCACACATAGCTGTCGTTCTCGTTGGCGGCGCCCGAGGGATAGAACCACCAGACCTCGCCCTGGTTGGCCAGGTGCACGGCCGTCACCTTGCTGATCTGGTTGGGATTCATGTTGGCGACGTGATCTTGCACATCGCAATCCAAGGGCTGCACCGCCTGGCCGTCGAACAACCAGAACGAAACGCCTCTTCCCATCCAGACGGCGACGGAGTCCCGCGTGGACACCGCGCCCTTGCTGATCGGGCCGCATCCGGACCCCTTGCGCTCGAAGCCATAGACCAGGGGCGCGCCGATATAGGACGCCAGCCAAACGTCCACGTCGGTGAACAGCAGGGCGCCGCCCGGCACGGCCTTGCCGCACTGGAGCGTGCCCACCGTATTCAGGTCGTAATCGCCGGCCTGGTTGGTGGCCGCGCTTGTCCAGGTGGTGAGATCCTGCTGGTCGCACCACGCCACCTTGCGGCCATCGCCCCCCGCGCCGATGGCGAACAGAAAGCCTTCGGCGGTCACGACGATGCTGGCGCATCCCGTCGGCGCCGCGCTGACCACCTGGGCGGGCGCAGCGGTGTTCAAGGTCCACAGATAGATCTTTCCGTCTGTGTCGCAGCAGCCGACAAGATCTTCGCCCCAGCCGTCCAGCGACCAGACCGAGGCCGGCAGGTAAGCCACGGTATTGGGCGGCGGCACGCCGTAGTCTCCCCGGCTGTAGACGCCGCCGCCATAACCGAGGTTCTGGGCGGCGTCGGCGCGCCCGGCCGCGAACCCCGATGGCGTGATGTCGTGGTTGCCCCCGCCTTCGTCCTGCACGTAAAGCTTGGCGCTGGTGCCCACGCCGATCCAGCGGTTGTTGGCGTTGTCGCGCCAACTCAGGGCGGCGCGGCAAGCCCCCGAGAAGGGCGCGGCGCTGGATCGCAACTGCCAGCCGCCCACGGGCTTGACCTGATCCTGCTGGAAACGGATCAGATGGGCGTCATACCAGCGCCCCTTGGCCTGATAGATCGTCCCATTGCGATAGACGCCGGGCGGCGGCGTGACGGTGACGAGAGCCATGGGAGCCGCCGTTAATAACGGTTGTAGACATGCACGGTCTCGAGCACCGCGCCGGCCGCCGCCAGATCGATGATCTGCACGTAGCAATCGAGCACGCAGTCGTAGCCCGGACCGAATATCGAGACGCCGACGGTCTCGCCATTGGACACGGTGACATCGTACTGGTGGGTCAGAACGTAGTAGTTGAATCCATCCGAATTGATCTGCGCCAGGTTGCCGACCGCGCTTCCGTTATGGAAAAGCTGGGCGTCCGGATCAGCCGCGCCGCCTGCAAATCCAGAGAAGCTCGCGGCGGAAACGACGAAACGCAGGGTTCGCGGGCCGCCGCCGGGAATGCCGGCGATGGTGGTCGAGCCCAGATAATAGCCGCCGTCGGGGTAGTCCTCGACCGACACGTCGCCGATCGGGGTCCATGCCAGCGGATGCGCCTTGCCCGCCATGTTGCCGATGGTCATCTTCACGACGTCAGGTCTCCGATCAGCACCCAGTCGTTCGCGCCGCGCTTATACAGCGAGGCGCCGGAGTACTGCCCGGTCAGCTTGGTTTTGCCGCCGAACGATCGCAGGGTCACGCCGGCGCCCGCCACGACCATCAGCTGTCCGGTATTCAGTTGGACCAGGTCGACGCGGGTGTTGACCGGGAAGGCCACGGACGTGTCGGGCGGAACAGCCAGTTGCAGCGCCGACGTCGCATTCATCTCCACCACCTTGCCGGCATCGGCGAGGACCAAGGTGTAGCTGCCGGACTGGCTATTGACGCCCAGCAGCGCGCCGGCCGGCTCGGCGCCGAGGTTCGCCCGGCTCGCGGCCGGATCGGCCACATCCGAAAGATTGTTGGCGCCTTGCAGGAAGACGGCCACGGCCTTGGTGGCGGCGGTCCCGAACGGCGTCGCGCCAATACCGGCCCATAGGGCGTCGAGGATGCCGAAGTTGGCGTTGAGCTTGGTACCCCAGGTGTCGGACGACGCGCCGACCTCTGGTTCCGTCATGCTCAGGTTGGTCGTGATGGTATCGGCCATGAGCGCGATGCTCCAATCTTGAAATAGGGCCTTGGGCCTCAGCCCTGCATGAAGTCGAAGGGCGGGCGTCTCCGCGCGGCGGCCTCACCGCGGAGGCGAGCGGCCGATCCCCTCCGGTCGGCGACTTCGATATCGCCGAGGATGGTGGTGAACAGCGTTCCCCAGGTCTGCAGCCGGTCATCGGCCCGCAGATAGGGCGCCGACTGGGTTAGCGCGCCGTACAGGTAGGCGTCGGGATGCGCCTGCAACAGCCAGTTGGTCGGGTTGACATCCGACAGCGACGGGATGGCGGCCAGGTAAAGCAGTTCCCCCTCATAGCCGACGTCAGGCGCCGGATTGAGGCGTAGCTGGTTGCCGTAGAGGGCGTAGAAGCGCGGCCGGCCTTGGGCCGAGGACAGCGCCCGCGCATCCACCTGGTCCGGCGTCAGATAGGTCAGCGCCCGGGCCGCGCCAGCCCCCAGGATTTTGACTTCCCGCTCCGCCAGGAAGTCGCCGGGCAGATCGGCATACTCCGTGCTCCACGTCTGGCTGAGCCGCACGGTCATGGGCCGCACCCGCAACCGTCGGTTCATCTGCGCCTCGGCCAAGGCGATGAAGCTGGGAATCTGGTCGGCCAGATCGCCCCGCCGCAGCCATGAGGCGACCGCCGCCTGCAGGTCCGAATAGGTCGCAAGGGCCAAAGGTCGCCTCCGATCGATAGGGAAAAAGAGGCCGGAGGACGATCACGCCCTCCGGCAGGATCACGACATCTAGGACGTGACGCGGCAGGCCATCTGTGGACGGATGGTCTTGTAGCCGTAGAAGACGTCGATCCGGCACGGGAAGGCGTCGTTGTTGATGTCGTAGGCGCGGACGATCCGCATCGACACCCCGTCGAACACCTCACGCGCCGCGAAGTCGACGCCGCGCGGCAGGACGAGGTCCGCCGTCGCGAAGGCGAAGGCGTCGCGGTGGAAGGCCATCTCCTGCTCATAGGCGGTCGCGGCGGCGCCGGTGATCGTGATCGCGGCGCCGCTGGCCGGCGAGGCGCTGACGTTCTGCTGTGCGCCGGTGATTACGATGGCCGGGCTGATGGTCAGCGATCCGGTCGTGCCGGTCATGGTGACCGGGTCGGTCGGGCCGGCCACCACGAACGGCTGCAGCCGCGACGTCACGGCCTTGGTCTCCGGATGCACCTCGAACACCCCGGCGATGGTGAAGGTGGTGCCCCGGGCAAAGGTGTTGCCGTTGGCCACGCCGCCGATGTTGAGGGTGGCGCCCGTCTGGCCGGCGCCGCTGACCGTCACCCCGGCCACGGTGTTGCCGTTGGTATGAGTCGGGACGAGCGGGTTTTCGTACCAGTCGAAGCCCGCGGTGCGGCCCATCGAGCCCTCGCGGTACTGCTCGCGGATGGCGCTGGAATCCTGGAACAGGCCCTTTAGCGCATCGACGATCGTGGCCGTGGCCAGGGGTGATAGATGGGTGGTGCGGTTGGCGTCCATCGGCGTCAGGCTGTTGTTCAGCCGGGCGCGCGCCTGCAGATAGGTCAGAAGCGTGTTGGGCGTCGTGCCCGCCGTCCCGACCTGCTGGTAGATGTCCTTATACATGCTGAAGGCGTCAGCCTCGAGCGAGGAGGCCAGCACCGCCATGGCGGGCTCCAGGATACGACTGGAAAAGTCGTCCAGGCTCAGGGTCAGCTCGGCGGACGAGAAGTTGACGTCCACCCCCTTCTGCGTGGCGATCTGCAGCGACACGCTCTGTTCGCTGGTGTCCTGGGCGGCCAGGGTCTTGCCGGTTCGCACCGTGTACTGATTAGGCAGCCGGATTTTCAGGGTATCGCCGATCTTCGCGCCCGACTTGGCGAAGCTGTCGTCATACTGGCGGTTGATGGCGCCGATGAAGGTCAGCTTGTTGTGCAGGACGCGCAGCGCCTCGCGGGTGATCTGCTGCGGCGTGAGAAACGTGTTGGCCATGGGTTATTTCGCCTTTGTGCGGAGTTGGGTTCGCCGATGACGCATCCAGTCGTCGGTCGACATGCGGTTGGGATCGGTGGGGGCGCCCCCGGTTCCGCCCACCTGGATCGCGGGGCGGACCGCCTGCGCCTGGGTCAGGCGCTGCGCCTTTGCGCTTTGCTGCTGAGCCTCGTGCCCCAGGCTGGCATGATGCAGGATCATCACCAGCCGCGGATCGCTGAGCCCGGCGATCTCCTCGGGGTGCAGGCCCTGGTCTTGCGCGTACTGCGCCAGTTTGGCCGCCATCTGGGGCGACCAGCCGTCGATCTTTTGCGCCAGGACGGCGTGGCCCTGTTCGACCCGCATGGCGTGCTGACGCTGCCGGTCGAAGGCCTTGACGCTTTCCTTGTGCTGCAGCTGGCCCGCGGCGATCTCGCGGGCCTGTTTCATCTGGAACAGCTGGGTCATCAGCTGCTGCGCCTGGGCCGGGTTCTGCTGCTGCAGCACGGGCCAGTTCAGCTGCTCCAGCCGGCCGATCTGGTCGTCCAGGGCCACCAGCCGCGCATAGTCGGCCAGGTGCTCGCCGTGGGCCTGCGCCATCTGCGCCAGCGCCTCATGACCGGCGTCAAGCGCCGCCCGCTGCTGCGCCAGCGCCTGGGTCTTGCGGGTGTAGTCCGCATGCCGCATCAGCGCGCCCTTCAGCGCCGCCGGCACCTCATAGGCCTGCCCCTCGTGCTCGACCTGCACCGTCTCGTTCGGGTCCGGCGCCTCGGCTTCTGGCTGGATGTCATCCACGCGCGCGTCATCATCGGCGGCCGGATCGGCCCCGTCGGGTCTGCTCATGTTGTCCTCGGGTTTAGGGAAGTTGTCGGTGCGGGTTAGGCGATGGTCGTGGCGTCATCCGCCCGCCCCTTTGCCCAGCGTATCCATCCTGTGCGTCTCCGCCTGGAACTGTTCGATATCCAGCTTGCGGTTCTGCAAGGTGCGATCGGCTTGGAGCGCGGCGAGCTGCTGCTGTAGGGCGGCCACTTGCTGTTGAGCCTGAACTCCACCCGCATCCGGCGCGCCGCCGCCCTGAAGTTGCGGGGGCAACAGCGCCTTCAGCCGCTGCGCGATCTCGTCGGCGCCCGGCCAATCCAGGTTCTTGGCCAACAAATCCCCCAGCACCGGGGCGGCCTGGGGAAAGGCGCGGATCAGTTCGATCATCTGGCTGGCGGCCTCTTCGCGCCGGGTGGTGAAGCTGGGTCCCGCCTCCACTGTCAGGTCGTACTTGCCGACGCTGAGATCATAAAGGGCGTCCAACGCCCCGCCCGCCGACTGACCGGCCGGCGGCGGCTGGTTGATGGCCACTGTGGAGGGCTCGCCGCCCGGCCCCAGCACCCGCACGATGCGCGGCTGGGAATAGACGTGCGGAATCAGGTCGATGAGGATGCGCCCGGCATGCCGGATCGAACGCGAGAGGTTGTCGATGAAGTGAAAGGTCGACACGTCCCCCTCGCGTTGCCGCGCCAGGATCGCCCGGCCCGAAGTCTCGTTGGACGCCGCCCCCATCGAGGCGTCGAACAAGCCCAGGATCGATTTGATGTCGTCCGACGCGTTCAGCGCCTCCTGCAACGCGCCGGCCGGAACCCCGGCGAACTCCTGGCGCGCCGGCGGCGTGGCCCCGTCGAACTCGATATAGGCGTGGTTGTCCGTATTGGCCGTGGCCCATTTGTCGGCGTCGGTCTTGAACGCCCCCTTGGGCCCGATGAAAGGCGCCCGCGGCGCCAGGGCCACCAGTTCGGTGGAGGTCGTACGCCAATAGTTGAACATGCGCTGCGGGTCCTTGGCGTCCCGCACCAGCGAGCGCAGGCGCCGCCGCCCCTCGATATTCACCTCGTCGCCAAAGACCGGCACGATGGGGATGAACTTCCCCGCCCAGTCCACCGTCTCGATCACCTCGGCGCCGGTCAACAGGTGCTGCTTGACCTCGTAACCGATCGTCTCGCGCGGCCGGCCGATCACGCCGACGCCGTCAGCGTCGAACATCGCCTTGTTGGTCTGGTACACGTCGGCCCCAACGATCTCGCCGTTGGACAGGGCCAAAATCTGCCGCTTCACCTCTCGCCGCGTCCAATACTCCGCCGCCAGGAGGCGCTCGTCCTCCAGCCACGGCGCGGTCAGTCCGTCATAGCCCAGGGCGTCCCAGTCGACCGCGCCGGCCCCCTTATACTGGGTCTTGAATCGATCCCGGCTCATGGAGTCGACCACGAAGGCCAGGCTCCAGTCGGCGCTGTCGGCCGCTGTAGAATAGGGATCGCCGAAGATCGAGAAGGGGTTGGCGACCCGCTGGATAACGATGTCCTGGTCGAAGCTGTCGTCCGTGCAATAGCGGGTGTTAACGCGGAAATAGCCCAGGCCCGAGGTCACCGCGCAATCCAGCGCCGTGTCATAGGCGGTGTCGGCGTCGGAACAGTATTCGATATTGCGGATCAGCCCGTTGTAGATCTGGGCCACGGCGGGGTCGGCCGCATCGTCGGCCGGATGCACCTTGATCGCCGGCCGATTCTGCCGCGCGTCGTGGACGACCTGACGAATGAAGGCCGGCAGTCGGTTGATGGTCAGGCACGGCCGTGCGTCCAGTTCCCGCCGCCGGCGCACCTCGACGGGCCACTGCTCGCCCAGCCGCGCAAAGCGGATGTCGTCGAGCGCCTCGGCCCGGTTCTCCGCTTCATGCGCCACGCACAGTTCGAAGGCCGCCTTCGCCTCTTTCAGCAGGTCGTCCATGGGCCATCCAGGGTTGCAGTCGAAAAGGTGCGCCCCGGCCGCGCCCCGCTGAGGAATGCGCCGCTCACGGCCTGCCGAGGGGCCGGGACGATGGGAATGTCGTTGACTTCAGTGGCTGGCGTCGCGGCGGCGACAGCACTCCGGACTAGCTAAATCCTGATCTGAGTTGCCTGGCCGGTCAAGAAAATGTTCTCTAATTGTTCCGGCCGTCCGCCGATTATCCCATCCATCCATCCGTTCGGGCCCGCCCCGCCGCCGCCTTGGCCTTGCGGTCCGCGTGGGGCTCTTCATAGGCCGTCATCAGGTAGCGCAGGGCGTCAGCCGGATGGCTGGTCCAGTCGTGCAGCGGCCCTAGGCTGACGCGGCGTTTCGGATCGGTCTTTTCGCGGTAGTCCCGCAAGGCCCGCAGGCCTGCTTCGCACCGCGCCGCGTCGATCCAGGTCCGCGGCAGCAGCCGCCGCACCGCCTCGATCCCGTCCACCGGCGCCAGGCGCGGCGCGATCCGTATCGAAAAGCCCAGCGCTTCGAGCATCTCCACCCGGCTCTTGCCGGTGCCCAGCTCCCGCGCCCGCGCATCGTGCGGCAGGATCAGCGGCGCATAGAGATAGGGCCGCTCGCGCAGCGCCCGCGCATACCAATCCAGCGCCACGCCGCTGTTCTCGACATAGTCGATCAGCCGGATCTCCCGGCCGACGAACTGCGCCAGCCAGATCGCCGTGGCGTCGCCGATGCCCAGGTCGAAGGCGGCGTGCACCTCGGCGGCCGGATCGTGGGCGACCCGCCCGATCCGTCCCTCTGTATCCGCCCGGCTCAACAGTTCGGCGTAATAGGCGCCGGCGATCGCGGCGTCGAAACTCGTCTCGAACTCCCGCGCATACTCGTCCGCGGAAAGCTCCGTCTTCAGCGCCGCCAACTCCTCGGCCGTCAACAGCCCCGTCTCCGACGCCTTCAACCGCAGGGCGAACCACTCCGGCGACGCCTCCGCCCGCTCGTAAAGCTCCCAAAAGGCGTTGCGGCCCTTGGGCGTGCCGATGAAGGCCGCTGAGCCCTGCCGGTCGGCCAGCGCCGGGCGGATCACCTGCGACCACGCCCGCGGGTCCATGTCGGCGAACTCGTCCAGCACGACGCCGTCCAGATAGATGCCCCGCAGGCGGTCGTAGTTATCGGAGCCGTAAAGCCGAATGCGCCCGCCGTTGGGCAGATCGACCCGCAGCTCCGATACGCTGAACGACACCCCCGAGATCGGCGCGGCGAACTGCTTCAGATAGCCCCAGGCCACATCCTTGGCCTGCGCCGTATAGGGGGCGACATAGGCGAACCGAGGTTCGGACCGCTCGCAGGCCAGGGCCCTGGAGATCAGGTCCTGGATCGCCGCGACCGTCTTGCCCGCCCGGCGGTGGGCCACGATGCAGGCCCAGCGTTTGGTCCGCTCGTGAAATAGTTTGAACGCCGGCCTCCGCTCATAGGTGATCACGGCTTTGCGGCGTCCACCCATTGCACCTCCCAGCGCACCTGGCCCGCGTCGTCTTCTTCGGCCAAGGGCCTGCCCGGCGCCGGCCGCCCATGCGCGCGGTCCAGCACCGCGTTGGCCGCCGACACCCGCACCGCCTCGCTGTTGGCCCCCGTGGCCAAGGCCGCCAACGAATTCAGCGCCGCCAGCGCATGCCCCTGCGCCGCCGCCCGGAATGCGGCCGCCGTCGGCGGCGCCGCAACAGACGCGGGTTCTGGGGCGGGTTGCGCGGCGGCGGCGGGAGCCGGCTCTGGTTTCAGGTTCAGCCTCGGCTTGCGCCTAGACTTGAGCCTCCACGGCTTAGGCAGGGCGTTCGCCCGGCGCACCGACACGCGCCAATGCCGCGACGCAGCCTGCAACCGACGGCTCCGGCTCGTCATGGCCAGTCCTTTGGATGATGGGGAAAGCTCCAGCAGCGGCGACGCCGCACATGTCTGGAGTGAACAAATCCTGGGCTGAGTTGCCCGGCGGGTCAATGATTCGTTCTAGCTTTGTTCGACGCAGACGCTGTCATTAATGCCACCCGGCGCGAGGTTGGTCGTCGACGCCGGCGCCCGGCGGCCGATACGCTCGTCGCTATGCCGCCAAGCCGGGCTTTCGTCGTTTCTGGCCCCTGCCCTTCGCCAAAAGGGCCGAATCCATAGCGCGACGAACCGGCGTAACTCTCCACGCCGCAGGGGCGAGGCTGCGGTGATTTGGCGAGTCGGGGAAGGCTGGATTTCCGCCGCCCTGGACGAGTGTTGACCGCCGATCGTCGTCGGGCAAACTTCAGACCATGGGAAAGCGGAGCGGTGTAGCTGACAGCGGCGAAGATCTGGCCAAGCTAACGCTCGGTCAGATCAATCATGACATCGAACGATGTGCCTATTGGGCCGAGGCCGGCGGTTCTAGCCAGGGCCGGAAGTCATTCTTCAAGCGCCTGGTATGGCTGGAGGCCGAACGCGAGCGACTGCATGACATCCCCGCGCCAAAGCGGCGGTTCTAGGCCGATGGATTTCCAAAATCTGGCCCGCCAGGTCAGGGATGAAATCGACTCCTTCGTCGTGCCGGCCGCTCACCCTGACCAGTTGGGCACACCCCTTCCGCCTGAATGGTATGAGGCCGGACTGCTCGAAATGCGGGCCGCGTTGGTGGAGCCCTATAGCCAGGAAGTGGCTGATCACCACATGCGGCCGGGCGAGGTCTTGGTCAGAACGGTGGTGATTGTCGCTGACGACGGCGATCAGGCCCTACTCGCGTTCGATCCCAATCCCGACGGGGATTTCGTGTTGGTGTGGCGACCCGAAAAAGAGAACGGAATTTCGAACATCCGTGGCGACGCTGTGGGCTGCTTCCTGTCCATCTAAGCTGGCCCGATCATCGGCGTCTTTGGTCGGATCGGATCGCTAAGGGCTTGCCCTTGGCCGCAGGGTCGATGGGTGTAGCCCACGCGACCCGTATATGCGCCCTTGTCCTGAATCCGCCTTTTAGGTCGGCATGGCGCCCCGGGCCGGAAGCTGGACGAGCTGCGCCGCACAGTGGTGATATGATCGCGCCATGACAGCGGGCGACGATGAAAAAGGATTTGTGTGTGGGTTCTGCGGCGAGGTGATCAGCCCCGACGATCCCGAGGCGGTTCGGCTTGTGCTTTCAAACCTACGCCTCGGGGGCGGCCCAGATGATCCCAGCCAGGAGATTTACGCCC